GTATTATTATAATGTATATGATAAAAATCCACAAGTAGATACATCGGCGGAAGTTCAATTTGCAGTAGCGTATGGACACGTAAATGGTAGTGGTTCAATTACATTGGCAAATGATGATAATTCATTATTAGCATCAAAAGCAACATACGCGCAATATCGTTCAATGTTGTTAGACCCAACTGATACTAAATTTTCATTTGTAAATAGTGCAGGTGTTGCAACTGATGCAAATGGTATTTATGTTATCAATTTAAGTAGAAGTAGATACAGAGAAAAAATGGATGCAGGTAACTGGTCATTATCTTTATCTGGTTCTAATGGAATGTTTACATTCATTGATAATAGTGGAAAGAAATTTAGCGATGAAAATGGTTTAAGTGGTAGAGTATTTAGAGTAGTTTCTGGTTCATTAAATTTAGGAACTGAAAACGAAGCAACAATAAACACTACAACTGATATAACATCTGGTGAAGGTTTTGGTTTGTTCTACCCTGATAGAGGTATTATCGTATTAAATCCAACTGCATTAGGAAATACTGTTGGAACTGTATATGATGATAATTGGAATTCGGTTGGAAGTTTGGCTGGTAACTTAGGTGTTTCTGCTGAACAATATAATCATAAGAGATTGTACCATGCTATTAGAGCAGGTGGAAAAGTTTCTACTGGCTTTGGTGGACAATATGGATTTGAGGCAAGAAGAACTGAAAATGTATCAACACAACATTTCTTTGTAAGAGCAACAAACAGAGAGTTTAACTACTCTAACAATCCAACTTATGTAAACGCAGATGGAACGTTTGTTGAAACTACATTCAAAACTGACCCATACACTTACATTACTACAATCGGTTTATTAAGTGATGCAAATGAGGTATTAGCAATTGCTAAGACATCTCAACCAATTGCAAAATCATTTGATAAAGAAGTTTTAATTAAAGTTAAATTATCATTCTAATTAGAATGAACGTATAGAATGAGAACCCCCAATTCGTTGGGGGTTTTTCGTTTTATTCATATTTATATAAAAGTAATCAATTAGATGTATAAGGAAATACCAAAATCGGATATTATAGTAAGACCACTTCGTGTTTATAAAGAATGGAGTTTGGATGAGAATGATATTCAACCAATATTTGGAAAGAATGTAAACGATTCTTTATTTGATGCCGATACTGCTGAAAAGAGTGGTGGCTTTTATAAAAGACTGGTTTATGATTCTACAAAAGCTCAATTCTATAATAATCCAGCAACTGCATCAATTATTACGGAAGTTGGTTTAAGAAAATCATATGCTTCAACTGATGAAAGAATGATTGAAGATGAAATTGTAGTATTCCCAATTGCTCAATCACAATATGGTGAGGGTATAAAGATTGGTAGTGTTACTTTATTAGATGATGATACCGGTAGAACATATACAGATGATAGACATTCAAATTTAATTGATTCTGGTAGTAACATCAAAGGTAACATATTTTACGATTTGGGATTGGTTGTTGTAACTAAAGATATTGTTTCTGGTTCAAACTATAATACGTTTAGATTAAATTTTCGTTCTACAAAAACTATATACGAAAACGAAATCTTTATATCCGTATTGGAAAATGAATATAATTTTTCACAAAACCCATCGGCGTATTATGAAGATGGTGCAAAGACAACTTATGTTTCATTAACAAATCCATACGATATTACAGGAGCAACTACGATTAATAAAATAATATACTCACCGGGTATAAAATATGTAAAAAATAAATATACGGCAACGGATGGTGTAACTGAATTGGATTTTAGAATTCCATCTTCAATAAATCCATCAATCAAAGCCGGGTTTGCTGATTACGATGAAATGTCTGCAACTGATTTGACTGGTTCATATCTGGCACCATATATAACTACAATTGGTTTATATGATGAAGATTTGGATATGGTAGCAGTTGCAAAGTTACCTCAACCAATAAAGTCACTACCAGACTATCCGGTAAACTTTATTATTCGTTTTGATACTTAAAAGAGTTTTATTCTATATTTATATTAAACAAAAGTAAAATGGCATCGATTATAGAAATGTACGAAAAATCTGCTCCAAAGACTAGTAATGCTAATCTTAAAGGAAAGGATAAAACAAATATTGAACCAGATGGCGGTTTAAATTTAGCAACTGATGAAACTGAATTGAAAAAAGCCAGAGGTGGTGTATTGAATACTAAGAAATATTCTGAAGAATTCAAAATGAGATAAAATGAGTTGGTTATATGAGGGGAATATTGTTACGGAAGAACACGTACCTATTGGTGCGGTGGGATTCGTATATAAAATAGTTCACACTCCAACTGGTAGATATTATATAGGTAAGAAATCACTTACATCAACCAGAAAGTTAGCACCACTCAAAGGACAGAAAAGAAAAAGAACAGTAACCAAATCTTCGGATTGGGAAAAATACTATTCTTCAAATGATTGGATTAAAGAGCAAGTAAAGGAAGGTAAAGCTGAAGAGTTCAGTAGAGAAATCATCCAATATTGTTTCTCTAAAAAATCACTAACATATTACGAAATCTATTGGCAATTTTATTACAATGTACTTGCCGATGATAATGCAATAAACGAAAACCTAATGGGTAAATTCTATCGTAGGGATTTACTTTAAACACAAAAGTTATGACAATACCTGAAATATCAAAAAAGTACGGAATCTCCGAAGCATATCTAAATTCAAAAGATGATGCATTAGCAATTGCAGCTGCATCTTTAATAGACCTAAAAGGTATGTTGGAACAAAATCATCCAAAACCCGCTATTGCAGATAAAATACAATTTTTAGCAGATTTTTTAAGAGACGTAAAAAATTCTACATACTAATTTGGAATTGTAAAATAATCTTTGTATATTTGTAAGATTATAATCCAAAGTATGCTATCTGGTAAAAATAAAATTGTAGTTATATCGATTTTAGACACAACGCTTGGTGTTGGTTCATCTCTCAAAGGAAATGAGCAACAACACCATTGTCCATTCTGTCATCATCACAAAAAGAAACTACAAGTCAATTTAGATACACAACAATGGCATTGTTGGGTGTGTAACTCCAAAGGACGTTCTATTGCATCTCTTCTTCGTAAACTAAATGTTGATAAAAGAGATTTAGATAGATTACACAAAATATATGGAGATGAACCCGCATATTCACCAACGGATGAGTATGTGATAAAATTACAATTACCAAAAGAATTCAAACAATTACATTTTAAACCATCTGGTTCATTTAATCCAGTCTACAACAAAGCAATTCATTATCTATCTCAAAGAGGTATAAAGGATTCGGAGATTGTAAAATACAATATTGGATATTGTGAGGATGGGTTATATGGTGGTAGAATTATTATACCATCTTATGATGAGAATGGTGAGTTAAACTATTTTATTGCTCGTTCTTTTTATGAAGATTCTACAATGAAATACAAAAACCCACCGGTCAATAGAGATGTTATTGTATTTGAAAATCAAATCAATTGGAATGAACCTATCACATTAGTTGAGGGAGCATTTGATGCATTCTCCGTAAAGAGAAATGTAATTCCTTTATTGGGTAAATTCCTATTGAGTAAATTAAAGAATAAGATTTTTGAAAAGGGTGTAAAAGAAATCACCATAATGTTAGATTCAGATGCCATTGAAGATTCAACAAAGCATACTGATTATTTTATGAAAAATGGAATCAAAGTTAAGAATATAATACCCAACGGCAAAGATGCCGGAGAATTGGGATATGAAAAAGTAAATAACCTAATCAAATCAGCAGAGGAAACTGGTTGGGATACAAACATCCTAGCCAAATTAAACAATCTATGAGTGTAAAAAGAATTTACCACATTGCCGATGTACATATCCGTAATGTAAAAAGACATAATGAATATCGTCAAGTATTTGAAAAAATGTTTGAAGAGATTCGCAAAAGAGGAACTGAAGATTCCATCATTTATTTAGCCGGAGATATTGCTCACGCTAAATTAGAATTATCACCTGAATTAGTTAGAGAGATAAGTTGGTTATTCACCGAATGTGCAAAACATTGTGAAACTATTCTTATTGCAGGTAATCACGATTGTAATATGAACAATAGTGATAGATTAGATGTTCTCACTCCAATTGTAGAAGCATTAAATTTAGATAACTTTCACTACCTAAAAGATACGCAAGTATATTCAATAGGTGGGATTGATTTTTCAGTATTCTCTATTTTCGATAAGAGAGATAATTGGATTACAGCAGATAAATTATTTGGTAATAAAAAGATTGCCCTATTTCACGGACCATTAGATACTTCCACAACCGATGTGGGATATGTGGTAAGTAGTAGACATTTTACACCCGATATTTTTGATGGGTTTGATTTAGCATTATTGGGTGATATCCATAAGAGACAAGAAATTATTTCTCCAATGGGATGTAAGATTGTATATGCCGGTTCATTGGTACAACAAAACTTTGGAGAGAGTTTAGATAAGCACGGATTTTTAGTTTGGGATGTGGATACTCTAACTTACGAAGAAGTAGATATCCAAAATGAATATGGATACTATACTATGACAGTTGATAATGGTATTGTACCCGATGTAACGGATATACCATTAAAACCTCGTTTAAGAGTTAAGTTATCCAATACCGATACTGCGGATACTAAAAGAGTTGTGACAGAAATCAAACAAAAATACAATGTAGAAGATTTCACCATTATTAGAACAGACTCATTCTCAAAGAGTAAGACAGGTAATAGAGCAACTAAATTAGACTTCGAAGATATATCCGATATAAACCACCAAAACTCCCTTATCGTGGATTATGTCAAACGAATGATGCCATACACTACCGAAGAAGATTTGAAGGGCTTAGAAACGATAAATAGGGATGTTAATAGTAGAATCGTAACGGAGGATATTCATAGAAATATTCATTGGAAACCTGTTAAGTTTGAATTCAGTAATATGTTTTCTTATGGGGAAGATAATGTAATTAACTTTGATAAGGTAAGTGGATTGATGGGATTATTCGCACCAAACGCGGCTGGTAAATCATCATTGTTTGATGCCATCTCATTCTGTCTATTTGATAAATGTAGTAGAGCATTTAAAGCTGGAAATATCCTAAACAATCGTAAGGATACATTTAGTTGTAAACTAGAAATTGAAATTGATGGGGTAAGATACTTTATCCAAAGAGATGCAAAGACAGTTAGTAAGGGTAAGAGTGTTAAGGTAGATGTACAATTTTGGAAAGAGGATGGTGGTAATACCGAAGTTCTAAATGGAACGGAACGTAGAGATACTAATAACATCATTGAACAATACGTTGGTAGATATGAGGATTTTGTATTAACTGCTCTTTCGTTGCAGGGAAACAATGCGTTATTCATTGATAAATCTCAAACGGAGAGAAAAGAATTACTTTCTCAATTTATGGGATTGACGGTATTTGATAAATTGTATGAAACGGCAAATGAGGATATTAAAGAAGTAACAACACTTATCAGAAATTTTAAGAGAACCGACTTTACTTCCGAATTAGCAACAAAGCAGGATGAGTTAAAACAAAAGAAAGAAGAGTTTGATATATTAAGTGCTGGGTTAAAATTATTAGAGGGTGAGAAGGAGGATTATGAAAATCAAATTGTAGAGTTATCCAAACAATTGACACCAATGGATGGTAACTTAAACATTGATGATTTGAATATTCGTAAATCCAACTTAACAATAAATGTTGAGGGACATACAAAATCAATTGATGAAAAGAAAATTAAATTAGAAGAATATGATACTTCGTTAGTTACTATGAAACAAACTATTGAAGAAAATAGTTCATATGGTGATAAAACAATTGAAGCAGCATATACGGAATTTACTTCTTTACAGCAAACATATACATCATCGTTACATAGTATTGAAAAACTTACTATCACATTGGATGCTAATAAAGAAAAGTTATCTCATTTAGAAAAACACGAATATGACCCAAATTGTAAGTTTTGTATGAATAATGTATTTGTAAAAGATGCAAACGAAACAAAACAAATTGTAGACGAACAATTGGTAGTATTAGAAGAGTTGGAAAGAGGTAATCGTAAGATAGTATCTCGTTTAGATAGGTTGAGTGATGTTAAACAAAGATATGATGATTGGAAATCTCTAAAAGATAGATACGAAAAAGGTAAAGGAGTAAGAGATAAGTTGAAGTTAGAAATTGGACAAATGGAAACTAAACTATCATTATACGAAACTCAATTAGAATCGGTTGAAGGTGATATCCAACGATATAATGATAATGT